AGCCCTAAGGGATGTGGCTGGAATTGACGAATCTAATCCTTACGATTTTAATCAAGTGAGAAATAACATTATGTCAGCATGCAAAGAGTTTGGGGATAAAGTTAAAGTTATTGAAATTCCTAATATTACTGATTTTTTCTACGGAAGAACTGTTGGGTATAACATAGAACAGTTAGAACTTTCGAAGGAATTGCAAAATATTTCTGCAACGAAAATTAGAGCAGGCAAGATAAACAAAGACGGCCAAGCGGTTGATGAGAGTCAAAAGCGCGAGCCTGGATGGCGCCCCGAATAGATTTGACGAATGTCTGATAAGATGTTGAGGAAACAATTGTCCGATAAGGGCAAGGAGGTTGAAGAGCTTTTAGTTTTAATCGACACGCTGCAATGTAATCTTCGTTCTTGCGTGTCGTGCCTACCCAAAGAGAAACAGGAGGAAATTAGCTCTGTTAGGAGTTTCAAGTGGAGTTTGAATTGGAGGCCTTAATATTTGGGGAATATTTCTAATCTCAATTGGAATAATTACTCAAATATAAATAAAGATTTAAAATAAAAAACTCGCGAAACCAATGACTGAGCCAATTCTTGGGTTGGCATGGGTGATGCTAATATATTTGCATGAAAAAATTATTTATCTACCTTTTGTCTTTTAGCTTTATCGTTTCGAGCATTGGGGCAAAGCGCCCGTCTATATCTAAGCCTTCCATTGAAAAACCTAATTTATTTGGTCAATGGCTGGACAAGGAAGGTTATGTAGTTGATGGCCCGAAAATTAAAAATTGGGTTGATTCTGATGGAGATCGAGTTGATGATCGATTCCAAGCTGGGCCAGGAAAACCTTCGGGAAAAAAGCGTCTTGAAGTTGAGAAGCCTAAGCCAAGGCCAAAACCTATCAAACCCGTCAGGCCAACATCAGATAAAGAGAAGCCTAATAAAATCGAAAAGCCTACTCGCCCTGCTCGTCCTGAATTGCCAGATGAATTAAAAAATCAAATGAATTCTTATAAACTTGAAAAAGAAAAGCTTCGCGAAGAATTGAAGGTGGTGATTAAAAACCTAGAAAACCCTACCCGCAAAAAGGTGAAAGAAGCCGTAGACTCATTTCGCAAGAATAATCAACAAAGATTCGATAACCATAAAGAATTAGCGGAATCTATTAAAGAAAATTTAAATAAAAATAAACCAGAAAGGCCTATCAAACCTGTAATCCCTCAAGAAGTTAAAGATTTACATAAATCTCATGCAGATAAAATTAAAAAATTAAATGAAAGTAAAAAGCAATTTGTAAATTCCTTGCAAGAAGCTAAAGGGGAAGAGAGAAAGGATCTTTTTGATTCTTTCAAGGAGGAACAAAAGGCCTTGCATGATGATTTGAAGGATATCCAGAAGCAATTAAGAGATCACGTTTCCGCTCGCAAAGAATCTTCTGTAGCTGATAAGGCTCGACCCGAAAGACGTCCCCCTCCTCGCCCTAAAAAGGAAGTTGAAAAAGATGGCTCCAGAAGGCCGTCAAGCAGATAACATTTTTAGCCCTTGAATTTTAGCTTGAAAAGTGTATACTATAATGAGTATGCGATTCAAATTATATTTTGCACTTATGATAATAGCTGCGACTTTAGGCAGTTTTCAACTGAAAGATCTAAGCGCTGAATATTTTTGGGGAAGCGAGGCTGCCACGCAAGCTATAGGAGTCACTAATATTGATATATTGGAGGCAGCAGAAGATTCGACACCTAGTTATACATTTCTTTCGAGCGGTTATAATCAAGAAGCTGTTTACTCGGGCGTCATAGAAACAATCATAGGATCAACATTAACATTGAGCGATCTCATTGGTCAGTACGAAGAGGAATCTTACGAAGATGACGTTCTCGCTCAGGAACCTCATTTTTTAAGGTTGCGAGATGGGCAAGAAGAATATAACGGCTTAGTGTTTTTGGTTCTAGCGAATGTAGAAAACGATGTTACAATAGGCCTAGAAGCGAATCTAGTTAGCCAGTATTTTCAAGCATATGATTCTATTGACATAATCAAAGCTAACACTTTGGCTGGAATGTTTGGTACTGGAGAAGATTTTCATGGAGAGAAAGGAACGCCAAGTATTGGTGATAATATTTTAATATGGACTACATATGGATGGAAGACTTATTTTTATCATAACGACAAATGGCAAACATTTGGAACTAGATCTGACCAAGGAGGAACGATCATTTATCCTGATGAAGGATTAATTTACCAAAGAAAAGGCACTGCTCCTTTAACTCTAAGTTTTTCTGGTTATGTCCCGCAGTTTGTTCAGTCTTATCTTCCTGGGTCAGAAGGTAAATTTTTAATGTCTAATCCATTTCCAGTAGAATCAAAAATAAGCGATCTTATAGATGTTAGCTCCAACTGGAATAAATCTCAAAATAGCTCTCAGGCAGATTATATTTTAGCTTGGTCTGGATCGGCATGGGTATCATATTATCACGATGTAAACAACTGGATCAACTTAAATACGGGGCAAATCGACGATCACGTATTTCAGTCAGGAGAATCCTTTTTCGTGGTTCGAGCAGATAGCGTTAATGCTGGATACAATAAGATTGTATCTCCCGTGCTCGACTGACGTTAAGTTTTTTCTTTTAGCCCAGTCAGAGAAGAAGAAGATCGTATTTTATTTCCCAGCCCGTCAACTATTTGAATATCAAATCTTCGACAGGTTTCCGCTTCAGGAATTTCTTGATTATGCCTATCCCCCCCATTGGCAAAAATTTTCGGCTTCAAAAACTCAAGGCTCATACAAACTGTGCGGTCTTGATCCACGGAGATCATGGCGTAGTCAACCATCTTTAAAGATTGAATAATTTTCAATCTATCTTGCTCAGGCATGAAAGATTTCCCTTTTTTTAGCCTACATTGGTAATCATTATTAACTATAACACATAAATAATTACCTAATTTACTTGCCATTTCTAAATATTCTAAATGCCCAATATGTAAAGGGTCAAAATATCCACTCACCGCAACGATATCTTTAGTCGCCCTGTCTTTTTCTAATAAAAATTTCATTATACTATATAATACAGTATATTTTAAAAAATAAACCACAAAATGTTATTTGGGTAATTTTCTATTTTATCAAATTCTCCTGTTTGAGGCTCGTATACATACCAACCCGACTCAGTACAAATTATATTTAATGCATGGTAGAATTGTCCCGAAGGAATGCCTCCAAAAGAATGTTTTTGGTTGACGTAGATTACCCCAACTAATACCTCTCGCAAGTTTTGATTTTTATAAGAGCTAACCGATAATAAAGATTTATATAAAAAAGAATAATTGTCGCAATCGTAGCCATCTCCTATTTCTTCGTTATTTAGTTGAGAGGTTATTTTCTGAAACCAATCACTAAACGTGACAAATGATTGATATTTTATACGAATGTAGTGTGTGTCTGGAAATATCGCGTTCCCCGCGCGTTTTAATGGTTCTGAGAGACTTTCTCGAGCGTCCTTATCTGTTAGCCCAGGATAGCAGTATGCGATGCTAGGCATACCTAATAAAGCGGCCCCAGTATTTTTGATTATTTCAGGCCCAAGATCATTAACCAGAAGGCTATCCTTTTTATTTTTGGATAAATTGTTGCACCCCGAAAGGAAAAACAAAATAAAATATGATATCTTCAAGAGTCCTCGCATGAACTTTTATTCTCTATTAAAATCATCTTCTATTCTAACGATATCGTCTTCTCCAAAATACGAACCTGTTTGAACTTCAATTAAAATCATATTTTCTAATTTACTATTATTAGCCATGCGATGTTTATCTTGAAAACCTATTAGAACTGTTTCCCCTGGAAAATAATCTTTCATCACGCCATTAACAGTTACTGTGGCTACTCCTTGAACAACAGTCCACGCCTCTTTTCTTTTGTAATGATACTGGTAGCTTAGTCTGCACTCAGGCTTAACAACAATGCGTTTAACTTTACAATAACTTTCATCCAAAAGGATTTCGTAATGTCCCCAAGGCCTAATTGGACCGTCTATCTCTTCAGTTTTCATGATTAATTATTTCTTCTATATAATTTGATAGTTGTTTGTTTGGTTGCCAATTTAATTTTTCCATAGTTGCTTCAACTGGAGCCTCGCCAGCGACCCGCTCTCCAATCCGTTCGGGAATAAAAACATAATCCCGTTTAAAAGTTTTGCATATTTCTAATATTGAGGTTTGTTTTCCCGTTCCCAACCAATATTCATCGTTCGATTCAACATTAGACCCTAATTGGATCCCTTCAATAATATCTTGGATATGAGTGAAATCCCTAGTTTGAGTCCCAGGGCTAACCACAGATAAAGGTTTATTTTCTCTATACAATCTTTCGAAAATCCCTATGACAGTCGCATATTCACCTGATTCAATTTGTCCAGGCCCATAAACATTATAAAAATAATAGATATTATATTGTAGGCCAAACCATTTATTATAATTTTTAATTAATTCGACATTTTTAGATTTCATCCAAGCATAAGGAGACAAGGATTCATCTTCTCCGCCATTACCCAATCCGCTACTAGAGGCGCTATAAAAAAATTTAGCTTTGTGTTTTACTGCGTATTGCAGCACTTTGTTGGTACCAATTATATTAGACTTCCAACATTGATCATATTTATCGAAAGATGTTACAACTCTGGAGAACTCTCCAAAATGATAAATTTCGTTAGGCTCAAAATATGCATGCTTATCTAAAAGCTCTAATTCGTAAGTGCCAATATTGTAATATTTGACCCTTGGATCTTGAAGGTTATTATCCTTTGTTCCCGAGGAATAGTCGTCGATAGAAATTATTTTATTCTTGGGGTGCTCTTTTAATAAATTTTTTATTAAATGAGTCCCTACGAACCCAGACCCTCCCGTTACTAAAATTCTTTTTCCACCCATTTACAGGTATTACACAACCTATAAACAAAAAAAGAATATTACTTAATTTAATTAAGCGAGTCGTAATCAGCTTTACTGCAGAACTTAGTCAGCTTTGTTCCATCTTCATCTACAGCTGCAAAAGCATATCTTATAGATTCTTTACCACTCTTTAAAGTGCGCTTGTATTCTTTTTTTTCAACCTTATCTTTTGAGATTGAAACTTTCTCTTTTTTTCTTACGTTATAAAATTCGATCATGGTAACTAATATTACACAAGAATACCCTAATGAGATACTATTGTAAAAGTTTTATTTCTTTTTGTCAGAAGTTATATACATGAAAAATTTAATAGTAACAAATATACAAACAAAAGTCACCAAGAATTTAATAAAACCAATATTTCCGATTTCCTCACCCCAAAACATTTCGGTGAAAACTTTGACCAAATCCCTCATTATAGATTAGTCTGTTGCAATTCCGAAGTATATTATTTCTAGCTCTTCAGTATTATTGTTTCTTAACTCGTGGTAAGTATTCGCGGGTATTCTTAAAAAAGAACCCTTTTCTACATTATATACTTCTTCTCCTACAAAATATTTTGCGGTGCCACTTAAAAAGAAAAAATACTCTTCCATTGTTACATGAGTATGCAAACCACAGATTTCTCCTGGCTGCAACTTACTGTAAGCGAATTGGGTTAATTTGGTTGGGGTATCTTCGTTGTTCAGGAAAGCTCGTTTCGCTCCTACCCCATGAGCATTAACTACAGCCTCTATCTCATCCAAATGACTAAATATTTTACTATGAGACATTATACCTCCCACCCTACATATTATATTAAAACCTTTAAGGATACTCTACAAACATTATTATTATTTAATACAGAGCAATATATAAATATTTCATTACTACCAAATACAACTTTAGGATCTATTAAATCAAAAGATTGATTGGCATTATATAACTTAGCAATACCCAAGTCTTTATGTAAAATACTTAAATCACTTAAAGCAAAATTATTAAATGCTTCTTTGTGGTCTTCTAAAATTTCAAGACCCTTAACCTTCATCTGAGATTAGGGAGTTTCGGCGGTTAATTCTTTTTGCCCTTCTTCAACAGATTTTTGCTGATCTTTATCTAATGTCACTCGTTGTCCTGGGCCTAGTATTGCTTCTGCCTGTTCAACTTTTTTCTCAAAAATTTCCTGCTCTGCTTTTGCCGCTTCTTCTTGAGCTTTCTCAGCTTCTTCTTTGGCTTTTGCTTGAGCCTCTTCGATTTGCTTCTCTAGCTTATCGAGTAGAGCTTCCTTATCTTCATTCTCCATTTTGTCTAAATCATTTTTCACTGCATTAACAGAATGGAATTTAACTAATTCGACTACATCTTTAAATTTAATCGAGTTTAGGTAATTGTTTGCTAGAATTTGCGTAAGAGTATCTTCTCTATCTTTTTCCATGATATATTTATTTCGTGTTTTGAATTAGTTCAAAATTTGATTTAACTAATCTTAAACTAAAAACGCAAAAAATCAAGCAAATAAGAAAAATAATTTAATTTTTATTTGAAAAATCACTAGCAAGCATGAATGGGCCACGAGCTTTGCCTTCTTTTTTAATCTTTGCGGGAGGAGGCTTTTCCTCTTCAAGAAAAGGCTTTATTTGAGGGTGTGGAGTTTTGCATGAGGTAAAAATAATAATTATTATATATTTAAAAATAACCCTCATTATGTAACTACATACACTTTAACGTGTACATATAGATGTAAAGCATTATGGCTCGAAAAAAAAAGAGAGGGAACAGCGGGGAAGAAGAATTTGATTTAGAAATAATGAGCTTAAGAAACCCCGTTTGGAACGTTAGATCCAAAAGATTAACCGATAAACAAAAAAAATTTCTTGAGTTAGCCTTAGATCCTTCGACTAAAGTTATTTTCTTAAACGGTCCCGCAGGCAGCACAAAGACTTACATGGCGGTATACTCCGCATTAAGAATGCTGAGCGAAAACGAAAAACTTGACTTGTTATATGTGCGCACAATAATTGAAAGCGCAGATAGGGGAATGGGAGCGCTGCCTGGAAACATAGATGAAAAGTTTAATCCGTATATGGATCCATTAATGGACAAGCTGGAAGAAATGCTTAAGGTAAATATATATAAAGATTTAATTGAGAAAAAAAGGGTTGACGCTAGGCCCGTAAATTTCTTGAGAGGAATGAATTGGGTGGATAAAATAATTATTAGCGATGAAAGTCAAAATTTCACCTTTAACGAATTGGTTACATTAGTGACTAGAATAGGAGAGAATTCTAAATTATTTATTTGTGGGGATTCCATGCAGAGCGATATTGGTGGTAGAAGCGGATTTACTGAAATGTGTAAGGTTTTCCATGATTCAGAAAGCGAAAATCAAGGCATCCACTTTTTTACCTTTACAGAGCAAGACATCAAAAGAAGCCAAGTATTAAAGTTCATCATTAAAAAACTCCAATCCCACAAAGGTAAAAACTAAAATGTTTGATTGGTCCTCAATTATCGCCGCTATAATCGGCGCGACAACAACACTTTTGACGGTTTATATCTCAAAAAAATCCAATAAGGAAGCGTGCCCTGTATTTGATAGCGTTGATGCTGCTAGGAATATTTATAAAATATTAGATAAATTACAGAAAAATACAGATTCTGACAGGGTTTACATCTATCAATTTCATAATGGTGGAAAATATTTTTCAGGCTTACCTAGGCAAAGAATGAGTTGTACTTACGAAATAGTTTCTGAAGGAGTGTCTACGGAATGCGAGCATGTAAAAGATCTAAGGTGCTCTATATATTCATTATTTATAGAGAGGATAATGAAAGAAAATGGAACGATAATAAACCAAATCGACGACATCAAGCATTCGGCGTCCAGACAATTATTTTTGAATAAAGGAGTACATAAGGCTTGTTTGATACCAATTTACACAAAGCTAAACAATATCGTAGGCATCATTGGAATAGACTACATTAAAGCTGAGTCTATTTTAGATAAGGATTGGGAAGAGAAATCTCAAAAAGATGTGTGTTTCATGAAAGATGCGTGTAGAGCTATTGCTGGATATTTAATAAAATAAATTAAAATTATTTAATTAATTGGATTTGCATTTACTATAAGGCATGAAATATTGCTCAAACTGTGGTTCAAAAATAGAAAACAAAGTTGCTGTCGCAAAGTTTTGCCCCAATTGTGGATCATCTCTTTCAATCGGCTCAACCCTCGGGAATAAATCTTCAGAGCCTTCTCCCGAAGAAGTTGTAATTGATGAAATACCTAATCTAGAGAAATTAGATGTTGATATTGATATTAATTTTGAAGGATGCAGGAAGACTACTATTGCGGACATTATGAAGGAGGATTCAGATCCAAATCAAATTTCAAGAAACCGAGGGCAGCTTAAGAAAATAGAACCTAAGGAAAATAAATAAAAATATTTTAACATTTTAATATATGCCCAACTTTTCTTACGAAGATAAATATGAAGAAATTAACCAAGAGCTTAGGAAAAGAAAATCGAAATGGATGCTTTCCTCTATACAGTGGATCGACTTCGACGATGTTTGCCAAATAATCCACGCCCATATATACAACAAGTGGGATCAGTGGGATCAATCTCGATCGCTAAAACCTTGGATTAATAGAGTAATTAGCAATCAAATAAAAAATATTCTCAGGAATGTTTACTTTAATTTTGCTAGGCCATGTACTGGATGCCCCTTCAATGAAGGCAATCCAGAAAATGGTGCTGATTTAGATAACGTTAATAATGCTGGATTTTGCTCTTTCACAAAAAGCGGAAGACAAAACTCGGAATGTCCCTTATATAAAAAATGGGAAAAGCAAAAAAAACCCGCTTTTAACATTAAGATGCCTGTAGCATTAGAGAAGCACGAGAACTCGGGAGCGATAAATTATCATAATAATGGATTCGACCTCGAACATTCAATATCTAAATTAAAATCCGTTTTAAAAAAAAAGCTTTCCCCGAAAGACTACGAAATATTTTTGATGCTGTTCATTGAAAAAGATGACGATAAAGCTATCGCAAAAAAATTAAACCTCATCAGCAATGAAAAGGGAAGGAAGGCTGGATACAAACAAATAAAAAACATCAAAAAGAAAATTAAAGAAAAAGTGCTTTTAATTATTCAAAAGGAAGATATAGTTTAATCATGGAACTTTCAGAAGAACAAAAATCTTTCATTGATTCTAATTATCATGATATCCCTGATTTAATTCAACTTACTCGACTAACTTTTAATGACAATAGTTTAGATGGCCGAACTAAAGAAGGCCGCTCGGTTCGGAGTTATTTATCCCAAAAAGGATTAAACTATAAAACTACCAAAAAGAAAAAGAAAGATAGCATTAGCTTCTCTCCCGAACAAAAAGATTTTATAGTTGAATACGCGAATCAAGGAATGAGTAGCTTTCAGATTGCGCAGCTAGTATTTCCAGACAATAACGTAGTAAATTTAGGCGTAGAACAAAAAGCTGTATTTAAATATTTAGAAAAATATTCCCCCGAATCCATTAAAAGTTCAGAATCTGCGTTGGGGAAAACATATCAGTCTCCGAAGGGCGCAGAGAATATTATAAAAATTATTAATAAGTTTACTGGCGAAGGGATAAATCCAAATAAAATTTCTCTATTTGATAAGCAGAGCGTTGAAGCTTTAGAGTTATTTTTACAGTCCCCAAGATTTCTATCAATTATCCACACATATTCCGATCAAGAAGATAGGAATTTATTTGAAGCTGAATTCGTGAGAGCTACTTGGGATAAATCTGATTTGACTGCGGATGAAGTGAATCTTTACATTAATGTCTGCGTGGATTACATTAATCTAAAAAATATTTCCAAGCATATGGAAAAGTTAAATTCAATGTTTAACGACGCGGAGCAACAGCAAGAATTAACTGTTAGGTTGGCAGAGTTATTGAAGACCAAAAGCGAAGAGTATAATCAATGCGAAAAAAGGATGGAGTCTTTAATTAATAGACTAAATGGAGATAGAGCGAAAAGAGTCGCTTCAAAAAAAAATGATAACGCTTCTATACTAGCTCTTGTTCAAGCTTTTCAAAACGAGGAAGAAAGAGAGAGAATGGTAATGATAGCTGAGAAACAAAAAATTTTGGTTGAAGAAGAGGCGGATCGGCTCGAAAGCATGCCCTCTTGGAAAGCTAGAGTTTTAGGGGTTTCTCGAGGGGATGTAATTTAATTGTGTAATACTCCTATATGAAAACTATAGGGGTTGTTGGGAATGGATTTGTTGGGCAGGCAATGGACGTATTTCGTCCATTCGTCGAAGTATTAATGTGGGATATAGATTCCCAAAAACGAGAGCCGTTGAATTTGAATTACGAAGACTTTGTTAATTCTTGCGAGATCATTTTCATATCGGTTCCCACTCCAATGGATAATGACGGAGAATGCCACCTTGGCATAGTCAAAGAATCTATACAATCAATTAGAAATATAGATCCAAATAAAGATATTGTAATTAGGTCAACAGTTATTCCTGGAGTTTCCGATTCCTTAGATGTTTCTTTTATGCCTGAGTTTTTAACGGAAAGCAATTGGAGGCAGGATTTTGTTTCCTGTAAGCATTGGATCATAGGAACACATTCAGATAGGATTGAAGAAAAATTCAAAAATATACTGGAGGACGTTTATAACAAAGGGGATGGAAATATATATACGAAAGAATATACGAGATGTTTGCCAGCGGAAGCTGAATTGGTGAAATATATTAAAAATGTTTTCTTAAGCGTGAAGGTTTCATTCTTTAATGAAATTCATGAGTATTGTGCTCGCAAAGGCATAGACTTTGATAAGGCGCGGGAAGCATCAACACAAGACGCCAGAATAGGCTCTGGGCACTCTTTTGTGCCTGGGCCAGACGGGAGTTATGGATTTGGGGGAACTTGCTTTCCCAAGGATTCTAGCGCTTTATTAAAAGATATTGAAAAAATAGGATTAAATTCTTATATTATAGATGCGGCGGTAAAAAGAAATAATTTAGTAGATCGCCCAGAAAAAGACTGGCAAAATGACAAAGGTAGAGCAGTTGTTGATGGAGAAAAACCCGAGTGCCCCGAAGGTTCTTGATTGTAAAATTTGCGAGCAATCGTTTCGCAGTGAAAGATCGCTACATGGACATTTAAAAAAACACAAGACTTCTATAGCGGAGTATTATTGTAATTTTTTTCCAAGAATAGATTTATGGGACCAATCCCCCATCCCCTTTAAAAATAAAAATGATTATTTCCTTAGGGACTTTGTAAATTTTGATAATTTAAGGTTGTGGTGCTTGCATCAACCTAAGGACATAGTATCCAAATATATCTTGGAGCTTTTGGAGAGAAGGGTTGAAGAAAAAAAATTAGAATTCGCCCCGTCATCTATAGAGCTTGCTTCGTTAAATTTACCATCTATAGATATGTACAAATATTTCTTTGGGAGTTATACTGATGCCTGTGAGAAAATTAACTGCAAGCCTCTTTACCCAAATCCTATTCCTAAAAATTTTTTTAAACCAAACGAAAAAATGAAGGAGGTAGCTATCTTCGTAGATACGAGAGAGCAAAATCCTTTAGAATTCAAAAAGACAAAAAATAAAAAGTTAGACTTTGGGGATTATACAGTAGGCGGGGATTTGTATTCCTATACTTATGTGGACAGGAAAAGCGAATCAGATTTTAGGGGAACTTTTGGGGGTGGCATAGAAAGGTTCAAAAAAGAACTTGATAGAGCAAAACAATTTGAAAGTTTTTTGTATGTGGTTGTCGAATGTTCTATGAAAGATATAGAATCAAATAATCACTATTCTTCCAACATACCTTATATTCATCACAACATAAGAGAGATAATACATAAATACCCTAAAACTTGTCAATTTTTATTTACAGGAAATAGAGAGAATTCCGAAGAGATAATCCCCAAGTTGTTGACCTATGGAGATAAAATATGGGGGTGTGATCTGCAATATCATTTTGATAAGTTTCACAGCAATGACAGTAAGGGTTCAGAACAAAATCAATAAAAATATTTTCGAAATAATTCCCGCTTTCATTAATTTATTTAATAATAAAAAATTTATTATTGAAAAGAATGGACTGGAATTTTATGAAGATATTGTTTATTATAACATATATATTCCTTATTCTGAAAAATGGATCGATTTAAATTACGCAATCAAAGAGGGATTTTTAGAACCTAAAGAATTACGTTTATGGCCTGGGAAATAGGAAAGCAGAGCGAGAGAGTTAGATCTTTTCAGAATATAAACAAAGAAATCCTGTCGAAAAAAGGATTCTTAGAGGAGGAGGAGGCGAAGGTGCTTCTGTATAAATTCTTAAGGGAAAACATAACATTTGCTGTAGACTTAATCGCGGGGGTTCGTTTATTTCCATTTCAACACATGGCTGTAAAGGCTATGTTTAATACGGATTACACTTTAGGGGTTTGGAGTCGAGGAATGTCAAAATCTTATTCTACGGGAATTTTTGCGTTTTTAGACGCCATATTAAATCAGGGCGTAGAGATCGGAATTCTTGCAGCGTCTTTTAGGCAATCGAAGCAAATATTTAGAAAAATCGAAGACATTGCTGCTAAGCCCGAAGCTAGACTTTTAGCGCAATGTATCACAAAGAAATCTAAAAATAATGATGAGTGGTTAATGGAAATTGGAGAAAGTAGAATTAGAGCTTTGCCTTTGGGGGACGGATCTAAGCTTAGAGGTTTTAGGTTTCATAGAATTATTATAGATGAGTTTTTATTAATGCCAGAAAGAATTTATAATGAAGTTATACTTCCCTTTCTTTCTGTAGTAGAAAACCCTACCGAGCGGGAGGATTTGTATAATATAGAAACTAAATTAATTGAAAAAGGAGAAATGGAAGAAGGGGGTAGGTATAAATGGCCTAATAATAAATTAGTCGCTTTATCTTCTGCGTCTTATAAATTTGAATATTTATATAAATTATATCAAAATTTTGAGGATTTAATTTTTAACCCTAATTATGCAGGTTCAGACGGTAGGTCAAATGCGACTCGGAACATTTTGCAGTTTTCTTATGATTGTGCCCCAAAAAGGTTATACGATCAAAACTTGATTGACCAAGCGGTCTCTTCAATGAGCCAAAGTCAATTCGAGAGAGAGTTTGGCGCAAAATTCACAGACGATAGCAGTGGGTATTTTAAGACCTCCAGGATGGCTATGTGTACAGTTAGCGATGGAGATTCACCTAGTGTCGAGGTTAAAGGAGACGAAGACTCTAAGTATATTATTGCTTTCGACCCAAGTTGGGCGGAAACTGAGAATAGCGATGATTTTGCTATTCAAGTGTTAAAATTAAATGATGATAAAAAATGCGGGACCTTAGTTCATAGTTATGCTTTAGCGGGGACAAGGATGAAAGAGCATATTTTTTATTTTCACTACCTATTAACTAATTTTAATGTCGTTGCAGTTATTGGAGATTACAACGGGGCGGTTCAGTTTTTAAATGCAGCCAACGAAAGCGAAATTTTTAAAAAAGCCAACCTTAAGCTTAGAACCCTGACTGCTGATTTTAATAATGTTGAGAAATATCAAAAAGAATTAATGGCCGCGAAAATGGAGTATGATTTAGATAAGAAAGTTATTTGTCATTTACAAAAGCCTTCCTCAGCATGGATACGGAGAGCGAACGAATTGCTTCAAGCTAATTTTGACCATAAAAAGATTTGGTTTGGATCTAGAGCTGTAGACGACTCATACACGCAACAAACAAATAAAAAAATACCTATACAAAAATTAAAGTTTCTAAAGACTGTCGTTGGCGAAGATAGGCAAAATTCAAAAGCTTTAATGATCGATTTTGTTGAACACCAAAGCGATATGATTAATTTAACAAAGAATGAATGCGCTTTAATCCAAATTACTACCTCTCCGCAAGGAACGCAAACATTCGATCTTCCAGCCAACCTCAGGAGGCAGAGCGGGCCAGACAAGGCTAGAAAGGACTCTTATTCGGCTTTAGTATTGGGAAATTGGATGGTTAAAATTTATTACGACATGAAAGAAGTTAAAGAAGAGTCTTTTGACACTTTCGAGCCAATGTTTATCAAATAAAGATTAAAGATTAAAAGTTGACTTTTAACAATTGAATGTGTAACAATTAAGTATGGCAAAGAGAAAATATACTAAAAAATCTAGTTACTGGAATAAATTTCAAAAAAGCGAAGGCGAAATGGCTGCAAACACTAAGCTGGAAGAAGAGGCTCTCCCCGAATTAGTTGGATCCCCCTATTACGTAGAATCTTCCGCGTCTTACACTAGAAATGTTTTAACTAGCGCTGGAGATGGCGCTAGCGTTTCTAGATCCGTAAGAAGGCATAGGCAAGTTAAGTCTAGTAAATTTAGCAATATCTCTTCAGGATTACTTCCTTTCGATCAAGACTCAAGCGGGGTTAATGTTAGAGACACTATCGAACTTTGTCAAAAAGCCTATGCAAATGTTTCCATCTTTAGAAATGCTATAGACATAATGTCTGAATTATCTAATTCAAAATTAAAATTATTTGAGGGGACTAAAAAGTCTAGGGATTTTGTTTCTAAATGGTTTGAAAAAATTAATTTAAATAATTTAAAAGATCAATATTTTCGAGAATACTATAGATCAGGAAATATATTTTTGTATAGAGTTGATGGAAAGTTTTCTACCGAGGACTTTTTAAAATTAAGTAAAATTTATAGCGGCAAAGGTTTGCGCCCCAATCAAATCCCTATCAAATATATAGTATTAAATCCATACGATATTACTTTGGAAAATGCCACTTCCTTTAAGAACGGGGTTTATAAAAAAATTCTTAATCAGTACGATTTAGAAAAGTTATCTAATCCCAAGACCGAGTATGACGAGCAGGTTTACAAGGGGCTACCTTCCGAAGTAAAACAGCAAATTAAAAAAGGAGATTTTAGTAAGGACGGGGTTAATGTTATTATCGATCCTGATAAATTATCTTATTCATTTTATAAAAAACAAGACTATGAGCCTTTCGCTATTCCATTTGGTTATCCAGTTCTAGATGATATTAACTGGAAGCTAGAGCTTAAGAAAATCGATCAGTCCGTTTGTAGGACTATTGAGAATGCTATATTGCTAATAACAATGGGCAACACTCCCGATAAAGGTGGAGTTAGTGGGAAAAATATCAAGGCTATGCAAGACTTGTTTAAAAATGAAAGCGTTGGTCGAGTTTTAGTGTCCGATTACACTACTGAAGCAAAATTTATTATCCCAGATATTGAAAAGATTATTGGCCCAGAAAAATATAAAATTGTAAATCAAGACATTAAGGATGGGCTCCAAAATATTGTTGTCGGGGAGGAGAAATACAGCAATACTCAAGTTAAGGCTCAAATTTTCCTAGAGAGACTTAAGGAGGCTAGAGAGTCTTTTTTAAATGATTTCTTAATGCCTCAAATCAAAATGGTTTGTCAAAATTTAGGTTTCAGAAAGTATCCTGTAGCTAAGTTTCAGGAAATAGATATTAAGGACGAAGTGCAACTTCAGAGGGTTGCCACTAGATTGGTTGAGTTAGGAGTATTAACTCCTGAACAAGGAATTAACGTAATTAAAACGGGAATCTATCCAGAAGCTGAAGAGTTAGAGGAGGCTCAAAAAGAATCTTTGGAACTCAGAAAGCAAGGCCTCTTTAATCCTTTGGTTGGTGGTAATCCAGTAGATGAAGATCTCCAAGGCGAACAAAATAAGAATAATCAAGTGAAGCCTGAAGCTGGGAGGCCTGCAGGAACTTCGGAAATAAAGCAAGAAAACACTAGACAGTATTCCCAATCTAAAATCCAAGAAGCTATAACCGATATATCTAAGTTCCAAAAAGAATCCGTGGCCGTTTTTAAAAAAGCAAAAAATATAAAGAGAATCTCTAAAGAGCAAAGACGCCTTGTTGATCAGTTGTGTGAAAGCGTAATTCTTTCTAAGAATAAAAATTCATGGATAGAATCGCTAGAAGCTTGCTTGGTTAATTTCGATTTAATTGGGGAGCTGGAAATCTCTTCGGATGTAATTGAGATTTCGAACGAGCACAGTCTTTTGCATTATCCTTCAGCCATCCTTTGGCACGCTTCTTATTAATTTTGTGTATCTTATATGTAAATGGACAATAATTTCAAGTATACTGCGACCTTCGGCGCCAAAATTTCTTTAGCTTCGAAGATTGATGACAATAATTTGAGGATTAGCCAATCTTCTCTAAATGGGCTCAAGCCTCTTTTGCCAAAGCATGTTGATTTAGAAAAAAATATAGACCTAATGGGCGTGGCCTTTGATGGGGCAGTAATCAACACCTTCAATAAAAATGGCGACGGGATAGACTTGGAGACTGCCAGCAAGATTAAAGATTATTTTATAAATAAACCAGTTAACATTGAGCACCAAAGGCAAAAAATCGTAGGGCATATTGTCGGTAGTTTTTTTACGAGGCGAGAGGATAATTCTCTAATAGATACTGGTGATTCTTTAGCTGTCCAAACTTATGTCCAGGAAAAATCTCCTTTTAATCTGTCGTTAAGCGCAGTGATATATAGAATAGTAAATCCAGATTTTATAGAATTACTAGAAAGCTCTAGTGAAGAATCGGACGGAAATCCATTATATAAATCTGTATCCGCAAGTTGGGAGCTGGGGTACAATGAATATGCTATTGCTGTTGGTTCTAGCAATATGTTAAAAGATTGCGAGGTTGTTTATGCGGATAAAGATCCAGAATTGTTTGAAAGTTTATCTTTTCATTTGTCTGGAGAGGGCGGGAGTGGCGAAACTGAAGATGGGAAAAAAGTTTTTAGATTAATCGTTGGGGAAGTTTTTCCTCTGGGGATCGGTTTAACCATGAACCCAGCTGCAGACGTATCAGGAGTAGCAGTCTATAACGAAGAAGATAATCCTACTCTCGAAAAAGAATCAGAATCAAAAAAAATCAATAAAAACGAAGAAAAAATTTCACAAAACGAAAAACTGACTGTAATAAACCAAAATAAACCCCATAATAATATCATGGAAAATAAAGAACAAATGACATCTATTTTAGAAGACCTCTTAGGAGAGAAGTTGCAAAACAAAAAATTCTCCGACGAAGCGATTGCCACTGTAACGAAAGTTGTGAATGATGCGATCCTCGAAAAGAACGAGCAGTTCCTTGCAGACAAGGAAGAAGCGGAAAAGAATTCTCAAGTTTTGGCTGAAGCTAAAAAAGAAACCGAAGAAAAGCTTTCTGCAGTAAACGAAGAATTTGAATCCTTAAAGGCTCAATTCGAAGACACCAAAAAAGAGCTGGACGAAATCCGCGCAGAACAAAACGCAGCCATAGCCGCTGCAATTTTTGATTCAAGAATGGAAGTTCTCGATAGCACTTATCAATTAGAAGATTCGGATCGAGAGCTCTTAGCTTCCGAATTGAAAGATTTAGATTCTTCTGACGAAGCCTTTACTGGGTACTCCGAAAAAATCAGCAAGATTTGGAGCCACAAAAATAAGGAAAATATAGCTGAAGAAGCCAAACTTGTTGAAGCCAAGATTAACGAAGAAGTCGAGAAACGTCTTGCTGAATTGCAAGCCACTTCAGAAGAAGCTGAAAAGAAGACTCCTCAAGAAGAGGCTGTAGCTTCAGTTGAAGAAGTAAAGGCTGAAGAAGCTAAGGTTGAAGAAGTAACCGAAGAAATTTTGGAAAACGTTGTAGAAGCTTCAGGAGAAGAAATCGTTAACAATAACGAGCAATCCTCCCAAAGCGAATTATCCTTGAAAGAAAAATTTGAAAAAGCTTTTTCAAAAGAAAATTTAACAATTAAATATTAATTTTTTTAAAAAAAAAATAAAATCATAGAAAGACATTAATTATGGCACTTAGATTAAAACCGTTTCGTCAGTACAGTGAACATGACGTAATCAACCTATATTCCCTGGACATCTCGGGGGATCTCACCGCTGGAGTCAGCGGAGACAATGATAGTGGAGTCTTTGTTACTCCAACCGCAGGAGATCTTGATAAGGATCCAATCGAGTATGGCAGCGATTCTTACTTGGGGGCTGACTTTAGCGCTCAAGGAATCCACAGCCAGTACCCAACTGTTCCGTTAAAAGTTACCGCTTTAACAGCGATAGCTAATGGCGACGGAAGCACTGGTGCTCCGATTGGTATAACCTTGAGGCAAACTCTCACTCATGACGAGAACGGAGAGAAAGTCTTATATAACCCAGTAAAAAGAGACGAGCTTCAAGCTATTCTTCCTGGGCAAGCAGTCCCCGTTGCTTCTAAAGGTATATTTACTTTTGGTGCAGACGGAATCGATCAAGGCGATGTCCCTGCAGTTGGCGCTGCAGTTTATTTAGTAGACGGTAAGGTTTCTGGCACTTCTGGTGCAGGACCCAAAGTTGGCGTTTGTTTAGGCGCTGGCGACGGAAGCGAAGATGGTGCTCAACAGGCCGTTATCGTTAAAATCGATCTCTAATTTAACGAATAACTATCAAAAATAGAAATTTAAAATAAATGAAGATTACAATAAAAAGAACTGACGAGCAAGTCGAGCTTATAAAAGCGATGGCTTCAAAGAACAGGGATACAGCTTATGAAGCCCAGCAAGCCTTGGCCGATTTCATTGGCCCTGTTCTCGCTGAGGTCATCAATAACGCTCCTGTTTTGAGTAACATGTTTACTCCTTTTGAATTTAATGCGGACGACAATCCTAGCGTTCCTTTAGATTTATATTACGACATCACTGACGAGGATTACATCCGCGTTTATAGCACTTCCGTTCCTGGCGGATTGCCAACAAGCACGGTTGCTCCTACTCATAGCGAAATGAAATTCACCACCTATCGTTTAGATAGTGCTGTTGAATTTGACAAGAAGTACGCTTCTCGCTCTCGCTTAGACGTGGTTAGCAAAACATTCTCCAGAATCGCTCAAGAAGTCCTCCTCAAGCAGGAGCGCACTTCCGCTAGCTTGATCCTGGGAACCTTAAAAGGCAATGATTCAACTAATCTCTTGACTGTAGATAATACTGGCGGCGGAAATAACAAAGTTACTCTCGACGATTTCAATCAAATCCTTACTTTGGCTAAGCGGTTGAACCCATCGTTCGCAGGAGGTACTCCCGAGAACAGAGGTCGCGGAATCACAGACTTAATTGTCTCTCCTGAGATCGTTGAAGCCTTGAGAGCTATGGCTTATAACCCAATTGCTTCTGGCAGTAACACCGATATCGCTGCGACTGACAACATGCGTGATAGCATTTACCAAAACGCTGGAGTTCCAGAATTCTTTGGTCTCGGCATTATGGAAGCTTACGAAATGGGCTCAGGCCAACGCTTCAATAAGATTTGGGCTGGCTTAGTTAATGACGCAGGCGTTTTCAACGACTCCACTCATGATCTTATTTTAGGGCTAGATCGCTCGAAGGATTCCCTCATGAGGGCTGTTGCTTTAGATTCTGACACAGGGGCTCAAATGACCCTAGTAGCAGACGATCAGTATAGCGTTAGACAGCAAAGGATCGGTTACTACGGCGCTCTTGAAGAAGGGCGCATGGTTCTTAACGATAAGACTATCGTTGGAATGTCTGTAAAAATGAGCTAATCTAAGTTATAGTTTGTCATTTAATGTTTAGAAAAGTCCACCTTGAAAAAGGTGGACTTTTCGTTATTATATAGTATAACTCAACCAAATATATTATGAGCAAACCTAAAAAGAAAATCTCCAAAAGTAGCAAGTCTAAATTAGACACGTTAAAACAGACTGACGGGCAAGGGAAGTCGGACTCTCCAAGCCTGGAAGAACTGTTGTCTACTAGAGAAATTAATCCATTTGGAACTACAGAACTTGAAACTCTAGAAGATAATTTATCTTCTATGAACCTTAATGATTTGCAACGCCTAGCAGTACAGGCTGGAGTCATGCCTTCTGGGAACAGAACTGCTCTTAAAAACAAACTCAAAAGGGAGTTTAAAAAATATTCGCAATCAATAAAGCACACTTGTCTATCTACAAATCATGATATAGTCACTCAGGAAACTCCTGTAGTCGACCCCGATTCAGAACAAGGAAAGTCTCTTAAAAAGCTTTTGAACGAAGGTATGTAGATTAGTGTAATATTTTATATGAGTAAAATAGATGATCTAGCGACAGATGTTTGGAACGATGAATTTGGCGGAGACGCAAACGCTCCCACCGTGCAATTCATCACTTCTTGGTTAGAAAACAATTTAGGGCAACTAAACACCCTCCTAAACACTTCGTTTAGCGGGGTCGATCCAGAATGGCAGCTAGAAGAGCCTGACATATACAAGCTTCTATACCTTAAGCATTACTACGGTAAGAAGGCTAGAGACACCTTGAGAGGCATTGACGAGTCCGCTGACTTCATTACTATAAGGGAAGGAGACACGATGATTACTCGAACAAATAAAAACGAGGTGTCCAAAACTTATTTAAGTTTAGCCAAAGAAATACAAATTGAGATAAATAATTTGGTTGCTAAATACAATGTATATTCCAGCAGCCCAGTAGAAGTTGACCCAAGTATTTAATCGTTATTCTTCTGGATTTTTACTGAAGTTGCAATTTGGAAGTCTTCGCTTGCGGAGTAGATATTACCCCCAATATTAATATTAAATAATGAATCCGTTGGCGTCCCTAATGAGGATTTCAATTCACTCAAGTCGCCACTCTTAGCTAAGTTTAACCGCCTGTTAAAGTAAGCGAAGTGTTGCAAGTTGAATTCGGCGTCAAGATCAACCGCTTCATCATTCTCTACATCGGATATAGCCTCCTGCGTGGGGATTACATTGTAATATAGCTCTACAGAACCACCAGGTTCTAAATAGTAATATTCTTCGCTAGAAGTTCTCATCGTCTTCCCAAACGGAACAACCTTTTGTATTTTATCTCCTGCGAAAGAAAAATTAACAAAATCTTCATCTAAATCATTAAGGTATAAATGAGAATTAGAGTTATTAGATATAGTGTAAAAGGCGAATCCATTTTGAGGGGCAATTGCTTGTAGGGTTTGGAAAAATAAGTCTTGAGGGATGTCTCCATCCACTAAGTTGCCGTCCCAGGAAAGCATAGTTGGCTCTTTATCGCTAGCCAAACCTTGCCCACCTCTACCAACAGATTTTAGAGATGCTTCGGAAGCAGTTGCTATTTTGACGGGAACTGTTCTAATTCTTATTTTCTTTACAAGCGGGTCATCGGCATTGGCCTTGGGATCAACTTCGTATAATTTTTTAGCCACATCGCTGATGCCAAGCGTTGTCTCAGCGAATCCATCAGAACTGGGACCCCCGTCAGAAGTAAATAAAATCATTTTGTATTTACTTTTATCAATTGTAAATTGTTTTCCTGATAAATTTAATCCTGGGTCAAAATTAGTCTCTGCATTATAGAAGTCTCCCACTGATATGTCTCCATCAGCCAACAATGATAAACTTTTGTCTACCTTAGCATCAGTGGAAAATTGAACTAAACTGACTTTGAAAGTGCCAGGTGCAGCTATCCCAGATTCTTCAAGCTCTCTTAATTGATCTATAGTTTTATCAATCCATATCCTTTGTTTGTAAAACAAATCGGTCTCCAATATTATCCCTTCGCCAAGATTCTCTGCAGTCATGCTGCCTGAGCCATCGTAACAAAATACTATTTCTGATTTCCCATATTCAGGAGCCCAGGCGATTGTTTGGGTGCTTGCGGTTGCTTCAATACTTAAGCCTACATTCGTTTTTACTGCGAATTGAAGCGAATGGTTAATCGTTGTGTCATTCCCCTGTAAATCTTCTACTGATTTAAGGGTTAAAGTATATAATCCAGCAACAGCTGAATTAGAAAGGGTGGCATTGGGTATGGTTATTCCAGAAGTATTGGTGTTTGAAACACTCACTGGAGTAATACCGCCGTTAGGAGACCGCAACTCAAAATCAAAAGAAATTTGATATTTAGATCCAAGATCATACGCATCAACATTTATGTCAAAATCATTGAGATTTATAGCTCCCCCCACTAAGATCTGATTCCTTAAAGCAATAGCGCTACTATTAACTCTTGGGCTTTGGGTGTCTTGGATTTTTATTTTATAATCTAAATCAAGAGGATTGGAGGGATCTATTGAGCTTGTAATCGATGCGGAATCATATAAGACGATAATTTCTTCATCTTGGGAGGGATCAAGCAAATCAGAGCTAACTAATATATCTTTGTTAAAGTTAGAAAATTCTGGGCGATCGTTGGGGGTTA